GTACAAGTTGTCCTCGATGGCCTCTTCGGTCAGCGAGAAACCCAAAGCGATGGTTTCGTGGTTATAACGAGCTGTCCAAGCTTCTTGGCCGTTGTCATAGCGAATGGCAGAACCCTCGCCCTTGACTGGTGCGGCTGAGAAACCAGACAGTTTTGTTTCTTCTTCGAACGAACGCTCGGAGGTCTCTGTTTCGTAGATCTCTTTGTGCTCTTCGCCGTAGCGTGCATACTCCATACCGAACAAGGCGTTCAGGCCGGGGAGCAGCTCTTTCAGTAGTTGTGCGCGTGAAATAGCCATTTAGTGCTCCTTATACGCCAGTCGGGTTGAGATACTGGTGACCACCTGTCATTACAGTCGTAACTGTAATAGGAGGGCCAGCATTATATGTGGATACCGCATACGGGGCATTGAATTTGCAAATGAACTCGACAAAATTGCCTGAGCTATTAGCAGTATCAGTTACCACGTCAACGATACGAACTGGCAATGAAGCCGTAGTCGTACCGCCTGCAGCGCTATAAATAGCAACTTTAGAGTCACCAGTAGTGGTCGAACCAGCGTTCTGAACGAGTTCGGCGTTAGAACCGATCATCGTTTGACCCAGATAAGCCGGAGTCAAGCCATTGCCGTCTTCTGTATTACCAGCGACCAGCACAGCTTTGAACAGAACATCAGGATCATCAGCAACGTACGCATAAGCGTCAGTAGCCGAAGTGCTTGCCAGCCAGTATTGGCTGTAAGTCTTCTGACCGTTAGTTGGGTTGGTGTATACGCAACCGAGGAAAATACCGACAGGGGTTGCAGTCGTTTCGCCAACATCTTTTTCAACAGTACCGCCAGCTACAGTCTTAACTACGTCGCCGTAGAAAATGCTTGTGCCATAGGAATTGGTGATTTTGAGTAGACGAGTCGAACCGGCAAACACCTGACCACCGATCAGATTGATCGGACGTAGCCCATAGGGAGCGGCTACTGTAGGGTAGGGCGCAGTCTGTGCCATAGTTAACTCCAGTAAAAGTTAGTTGCCTTTGCCAAATGACGCGGTAGATTTGCGTTCATTAAACAGCGGCATACGAGGATCATTTTGACGCATCAAATTGTTATCCACAGCCTGCATTTGACCGTCGGCCTGCTTAGAGTAGTACTCATTACGCTGGTCAACAAACTCAAGCGGGGTTTTGCAAAGTAACAATCCACCAACCTCAATATTGTCCTTAAAGCGACTATTGGGGTCGATTAGCAGTTGAAACTTCGGCTGCTCTTGAAGTTTTACCGGCTCCCAACCTTCGCGCAATTTTGCCGAAAGATTACGAGGATCAGCATTGTTCAGAGTTGAGACACGAATCCATCTGTACGCGAATCCGGGTTGCTTGTCTGGTTCAGGCAACAACTCGGCTGGCGCCCACTGCTGAGGACGCAAGGTTTCGGTACGAGTTTCAAGACTACGAGGTATTTTGTTTTCAGCCATTATTGGCCTCCATTTTTCATCATTTCACGGACATATGCTTCAGGTGTTATCCCAAGCTTCTTAATGGTGTTCATCTGCGATTGTTTAAGCACTATCTTTTTGGAGGATGTGCTACGGGTCGCAGGTGCCACGACCGTTGATGGTTTCTCTGTACGCTGCTGTTTTGTCGGCTGCGTTTTAACTTGCTCTTGCTCCCCAAAGTTTTCTGGGAAACGACGGCGCATAGTGTCATCCACTTTCGCCCAATACTCATCAGTACTAGGATAACTTTCCCCATACTGATCGACCAGCTTTTGATGCAAGCCAAGTGCAAGACTGGTCATTTCCGCGTCCTTACCGAACCATGTATTGCGCTCTTGCCACGCAACAGCCCGTGGGTCAGGACGAGGCACTTGTGCTTCAGGTTGACTATTTACAGGAGTTTCGCGTTGTTGTAAAGAAGGAACATAATCTTGCGCTTTTTGCAATTTAAACTGCGCTGAATTTATCTTCTTCTGCGCTGCAATTATTGCACTAGAGTCACCCATGTCATAGGCGTCTTTATAAGCCTGTTCTGCAGCATGTAATTCCAGCTCTGCAGCACTCTTATAAGTGTCAAGGTAGTTCTTCTCGCCCTCAGACAAACGACTCTTAAGCGCTTTATTCTCTTCTATGATTTTCTTAGCCAAAGCAATGGCTTCTTGGTTCTCACGTAACGCACGCTCTTTCTCGCGGCGCTCGTCGTGGTAAACCTTTTTCATTTGCTTTAGTTTGATTTTGACGTTCTCGGAATACTCTTCCAGTTCGTCCTTCTCAAGATCATCCACTATCTCTTTAGGAAGAGGGTCGCGATTACGATCTGCTGGTGGCGTATCGTCTTCAATCTCAAACTCTAATTGTTCTTCTTGCTTCTCTTTTGCTTGAGGTTTTTCTTCCTTTTCGTCAGGAAACTCAAACTCAACTTCATCCATTTTGTACTGTGACATTTGTTTCTCCTTATGCTCTGCTAATGCCGCGTGGATCATCAACCACGCCTTCGACCGTGTCGTCATTAATGATTCTGAACTCACGTCCATGAATCTTTAATCGAGTGCCAGAGTTAGGGCGAGCGAGAATGAAATCGCCTTCCTTGCACCACGCTCCTGTTGGGAACCGCTTCTCATCTTTGTAGCAGTCTGGCCCAAGCTTTACAACGAAAAACACAGTAGCAAGCACTTCTTCATAATGCAGAGTTTGGTCTGCTTTAATAAGTCCGCTATCGTATTTCTCTTCAACTTCAGGCAATGCGACCAATATGTGGTAGCCGCTTGGTTCTGGAAGTTGTTTTGCTTTTTCCTCTGCTGTTTGAGGCAGAGTTGATACCTCGCCATTTTCGGTGGCGATTGCAATGTCAGTCATCAGATTGCTCCATTAGTTTTGCTATGTCGAGGATAAAACCTTCAGCCATAGAGAGTCCTCGTATCTCTCCACAGAGTTTCTGGTACTCAGCAAAATCCTTGCAGGCGTTGGATGCAACAGCCTCAGTCAATTGCTCTCGTTTTTCTCTTAGTTGTGAAAGCACAACCTCAAGTGTTTTGTCCATCATTCACCTTTTGTCGGTTTATTTTGTTGATTCATTTGATGTTGCAGTTGCATTATTTGTTGGCGGCTTTGCTGATGACTCTTAGCTATATCAACACCAAGACGCGCACCATCTATCTTTTGTCGAGCTGCCAAATCAGCCTTGTCATGAGAGGCCTTAATGCCAGCTTGCATCCCTGCAATTTCTTTCTGAGACTTTATGCGGGACTCTTCAATACTGAGCTGCTTAATTTTAGCCGCCGCATCAACAGCAACTTTTTTCTCTTTCAAAGCTACTTCGCGCTCTTTAAGCTTCAACTCTTCTTGCTGCATTTGTACAATCGGATCTTGTGCCGCTTGTTGCGCCTGCTGTTGTGCAGCTTCGGCTTGGTCTTTCTGCAGCAATTTACCTGCTGCCGCTGCCATCATTCTGGAGATTTCAACTTCCATTTCTGGAGGAAGCTCTTCATCCATCTTAGGCAATGGCAATCCAAGTTGCTCTTCAATCTGTTTGCGGTATTCAAACGCAACGTGCTCGTTGATGTGAGCCATCATTGCTGACATGATTGTTTGAGCTTGCGGGTTTTGTCCAGCCAATGCAGCGATTTTTGGATCTTGCATAGCGGCTGTATGGACTTGGATGTGTGCTTCGTGATCTTGGTACACAAACGCTTTGACTGGTTTGCCATTCAAAATGTTCATGTTCTCGCTTACTGGATCTTTTGGTTTTTGATCCTCTGCGCTTGGCACCAATTTGCCAATGTTTTTAATGCCTAATACTTCAAGCATTTGTCGGTTCAATTCAACCTGATCATAGATCTGCGGGTTTTGTTGCGCCATCTGCATCACAGCTTGATACTGAACTACTTTTTGCGACATGGTTGCCGCGTTAGGATCGGAGACAGGGATGATGTCTACCAGATCGTAATCAGATTTCTTGGCCTGTGGAGTACCATCTACTGGCTCATAGTCATAATCATCCGGTGTGTAATCACGGATAATCTCTTTCAGCAGACGGAACTCTTCTTTCATAGCAAAGTGAATGCGAGCTTGTACTGCGCTCATCACTTTTAACTGTCTTTCTAGTAAAGCCAACGTAGTTCCTACTGGTGCTTGCGCACTCATGTCGGAAACTTGCAGGTCTGCCGCAGAAGCAAAGCGACGTCCTTCTTCTACAATCTGATTCATCAACTGAAACAGAACTTGGCTTGGCTCTTTGTATGGAAGAGGAAGAATATTGTCACGTATAGTGCCTGACGCTACATCAACATCACGCCATTCGCCCGGCGCAATAGGAGTATCGTCACCTTTCGTGCGCATACCCTTGGATTTCAAACCGCCCGGTAGGTTAGATAACGTACCTG